CATATTTACCATCAATATCATACTGAACTAATCTGTAATAAACTATATTGTCTTGGTTATAATAATCAAGATAAAAATAGTTAATTAGTGACTGACTATTACCTGCCGATGATTTAGTACCAACAACTCTCCAATCCTCACCATCTTCACTTCTTTCAATATCAAAATGAGATGAATTTTGTTCAGATGCTGTTGCCCATTTTAAATTATTAAACGTTGGGTATCTAACACCTTCAAAATATAAAAGCTCAACAGGTAACGCCACTGATATTCTAACAGTATATTCTTCTATTTCTCCCCATCTGTATGTTGTACTTGAATATGCATCTGTCGAAGGGGTTGTACCCCAAACTGACAAAACCCTCATTAATACATCACCTGTAGTTGCCTCTAATGGTACTGTAATATTTTGTGATGTACTATTTGCCGGTGCTGATAGTAATACATTTTCAGTTGTTTGAAAAACCCCATCTCCGTTCCAATCAATCCACGCAGAATAACCTTGTCCCGAAGAAAATGTATTTGTTGCCGTAACAGATAAAGTATATTGAGTCCCTTTAGTTACTTCAATTATCTGTGATTTAAAGTTTTCGTAAGAATCACCATCATTTGTTGACGTATTATTTATGTTTGATAAAGTTACGTTAGAGATATAATCACCATCCTGAACCCCATATGTCCCACTAGCTGTTGTATATGGTGTTGCGTTATTTAAATTAACGGTCACAATATTTGAATTACCTGAAGGACAAGTACCGTCTTTTGATGTTGTTCTAAAATAAATTTGTGATTGTTGCACATTCATAATTATTGTGTAAGGATTAGTTGGACTTGAAATAGTTCCGGCAACACTTGTAAAGTTATTATAAGACCATTCTAATTTAGTTATTGAACCACCGTTACCTGTAGTGGTAAGTGTTGTTGCATCATTTACTGTTGTATTTGTTTTTGTAGATGATAACGTACCACCATTTGTTGGTGTTGTACATACCGTAACAGATGTTATTGTTGCTAAAAATCCACCCCACGCACCAATATTAGACCCATCACTTGTAAACCTTATAGTTAATTGTCCAGATGCGTTTTCGGCGGTAATAGCACTTGGTAATGTTGATCCATTTAATGTTGCTAGTAATGTAGCTGATGTGTTTGCACCATCATAGATGTATAAATAATCATATGTTGTTTCTAAATCTAATTGACTAAAATTAAGTTGTAATTTTTTTGTATTATCTGAAGGTGTTAATGTTATAGTCCTATTTATACTATTACCATAACCGGTTGAAGTAGGCCCTGCAGGTCCACCATCATCACTTAAAGTGTATGTTAAACTTGAATTTAATGTTTGAGTACAAGCACCTAATATTGGTATTAAAGTATTTACGGAAGAGGATGTTGAGGTTATTCCTAAATCGTCTAGATACCATACATTTGTTCCTGATGTTCTTGTGTCTCGTACTCTAATAAAAACGTTTGTTAAACTTAAACTAGTTAAATCTATAGTTCTTAATATATAAGTTGTTCCAGGATTCCCAGAATATGTATTTCTTATTGTCCATGTTATATTGTCAGGAGAGGTTTCAACTACAAAGTTATGGTTTGCGGATGTACCACTTCTTCTAAAATAAAAAGTTACCACTCCAGGATTTGTTATTTGTGGAGTTCTAATAATATCACCTGTACCATTGAATGATAAATTATGTGTTCCTGTCCTTAAAGAAACCGTATTAAATGTAATTGATGTTTGAGACCAAGAACCACCTTGTGTTGGTAATGTACTTGTAAAACTTTCGTAAACTTGGTATTGACTACATTGTGATCTAGTAAAAAAACTGGCTAAGATGACAAATAGAGTGATAAAAAATCTTTTCATAAATAAATGTTTTTATTTAATAAATATTTAAAAATTTTATTTAAACAACATAAAAACCAATCAATTTAGCATTTAGTGTTGTTAAATTATTATTAATAAAAAAAGGAGACAATTTCTTGTCTCCTTTCTCTTATTCAGTTAAGATATTGATTATCTCAATTCTTGTAAGTCGAATGTTCTAACTCCATCAACTGTGATTCTACCATAGAAACGGTTGTTAACCATTTTCTTAGCGTATCTCGTCATTATACCTTTAATCGGTGTAAAGTTGAATGGGTTATACATTGTAGGTGTTAATTGTAGAGGTACATACGGAGCGTATACATATCCAGTATCTAACAAAGATGAGCCTTTGTGTCCGATTAGGATTTGGTTAGCTGGGAAGTATGGATCTCTATACACTTGGTAACGACCTGCTAATGTACCAACTCTTTCAATACCCATGTTGTACTGATCTTGCTCCGGAGAAGCGTTAGATACGTGGAAGTACTCAAGGTCATCAAAGATTGCAGAAACTTCAGAAGAAACAACGATCCAGTTAGCCCCACCTCTCAATGTAGATTTGTGGATTTGTGCTGACAATTGGTTGATTGCTGTAATCAAAGTTTGATTCCAATCTTTTTGAGTGTATGATGTTGTTTGAGAAATTCTTCTCCATCCGTTGTAATCCCATCTTAGGTTCCAAGCCGCTCCTTTTCTAAGGTCTCTCAAGATTTCTCTATCGATTTCAGCCGCCACTTGCTCAGACAATAAAGCTGTTAATTCAGCCTCAGCGTCGATGTTATGGAATGCTGAAACGTCTTGTGCTAATTCAGGTGACCATTGTGCTCTTAGTTTTCTTTCTGTAACTGATACAGTAACTGACTCAAGGTCAAAAGAAACTTCACCAATTTTATCTTCAAATTCTAATTCAGCATATCTTCTAAATACTGCAGTGAATGAATTACCTGAAGGAATTGTTGCTACAGTTGCTCCTGTGTAACCATCTAATGATGTTGCATTACAATCAGCACACACTGGACAAGATAAATCAACTTCTAAGTAAATACATCCGTCAACTGAACATACGCTTTCGTAAGAACCACCATTTCCACCAGGGAATTCAGTTCTAACAACATTATAATTAGGATTAACAATCGCTTTACCGTATTGTTGAGTAACAACTCTAAATAATAGAGGAGTCGCTGATGGTATTGTACATGGTGTAGATTCGTCAGTAGTTAAACCGTCTTTTTTAATGATTTTTAAATCAGAAAGGAAAGATTCAGTGTCCATTTCAGATCCATCAGGTCCGATTAATTTACCAGTACCCACTTGGTTAAATCCACACATTTTTAATAATACTTTTCTAACACCTGTTGTAGATGCCGTATAAGTAGCACTGTTATTAGATGTAACAAGTGAACCATTAGACCATTCTAATACAGTAGTGGTTGCAGTAACTGCAGTCCAAGTACCTTTTGAATAATCAAATAACCCTGGAGGGTTTAATCCTGCTTCAGAACCTTCATAAAATAAATCATAAAGATTTTTAGCGTATTCATTACCATCATCATAACCTGAAGAAGTGTCACTTGATGAATTTGGTGCACCAATTGGTTGGAAGTGATTTCCACCATTTGCGGTACCACCATTGTATCCTTGGATTTTAGGTACAAAGTAGAACAATTTACCGATTGGTAAGTTCATTGCTTGTACAGATACTAAATCATTTGCTAACAATTTAGAGAATACTCTTCTAACGATAGGAAATACTACAGTTTCAAATGAACCTGAACTATCAGTAGATGCCGCTTCGTTAATTAGGTGAGACGCTTGGTTTTCATATAACTGTGCCATGTTCTCTTTGATGTGTCCTTTAAGACCTTCTAGGAATCCTAATCTATCCCATTTGTTAATTGTATCTTCTTTGATAACTTTCAAGTGCTTAAGACCGATGTTACCAACAAGACCTGATTCTAATAATGCTCCCATTTTTATTTTTTTTAATTAGAGTTTATTTTTTTATTATTTTGTATATAAATATACAGATTTTTAAAAAAGTTTATTTTTTATTTAATTTTTGCCATCAAATCCTTCATTCTCATGAACTGAGGATTCTCATAAGTTTTACTTTCGATTAGATTTGTTGCGGATCCTGTTTGTGGAGTTTTAACCACCCTTTCAGTGATTGATTCTTTAACAACAGTCGCAGATCCATTACCATCTAATTCGTTTTTAATTGTTTTGTAGAGATTTTTAGACTCCTTCAAAGATTCAACATTATCAAATCTTCTAAGAATATTTATTTTCTCTTGTTTTGTTGTTGAGTTTTCGGTAAACAATCTTGTTGAGTAAGCCAAATTTGAATTAAATACTGCAACTTCATTCAATTTATTTCTAAAGAAATCTAATGCTTTTTTGTATTCTTCATTTTTTTCTCTTAATACGTTTAATTCTCTATTTACAGATTCTTTTTGAACTCCGTTTTTACCATAAACGTAATCTCTATTTGGTGTTATACCTTTTCTTAGCCCTCTTCCAGACTTAGAACCGTTGCCGTATGTTCTGGCAGCTTCAGATTTTTCTGCGGTCTCTTCACTATCTTCAGGTGACATCAACTCTTCATCCATTTCTTCTTTCCACTCTTCATCCATTTCTTCTTTATCGAATGCGGTTTCAGCAACGCCTCTTTTTAATTTTGAAGGGTACTTAAATTTCATTTTTCCAACGCGACCTTTAGGTTTGAAAGTTTCGTACATTTTAGTGGGATGGTTATTGTCATCTTCTTGTTCGTACATTTCAGGATCACCGTACTCATCACCATCTTCATCTTGTTCATACATTTCAGGATCACCGTACTCATCACCATCTTCATCTTGTTCATACATTTCAGGATTATCGTACTCATCACCATCTTCCCATCCTTCATAAACTCCTTCGTCTTCTTTTTCAAAATTCTCAAGTTCGTTCATGTTAAGTTCGTAGAAAACATCGTCACTTTCTTTTTCACCTTCAAAACCATAATCATCCTCATAATCACCTTCATCATGACCTTCATAGTCTGAGTAGGTTTCTTTGTCTTCAAAATGTAATTCATAAAGAATCTCTTCATTTAATCTTGATTTCATTTTTCTTCTTATTTTGCTCTCCTCTAACTGAACCATGTAATCTTTGTTTGTTTCGTTATCGGTTATGTGTAAAAACTTACCGTCTTTTTTAACAATGATCCCATCTTCATCACCCATAGCCTTAAATACTTTAAGTACGTCAGACATTGGCGATTGAGTCATGTCCAATGGAGGCATTTCTTCATTATCAACAGCCGGTTCTGTTTCATCATCCATGTCCATTTCTGTTTCATCATCCATGTCCATTTCTGTTTCATCATCCATTTCTGTATCATATTCCATTTCGTCTTCACTTCCTTCTAATTCGTCGTCTTCAACCCCTGGGGTATCCATACCTTCTTCTTCTTCTTCTTCGTGTAAAGACCTTTTAGATTTTTTTGAACCACCTAGTGATTCCCTTACTAATTCACTGATTTCTTCCTTCATTGTAGAAGCAAGTATTCCTTTTGCGTTTTCGCTGATAGCATCTTCAACCGCCTTTATTTGTAATAAGGTGTTTTCTACTATCGATTTTTCATTTCCTGTCATTTCTAAAAAGCAATGCGTTATAGGTTTATTTTTCAAATAAATATACTGGAAATGAAAAAAAGTTAGTTTTTTTATTAAATGAACAAAAATAAAAAAAGGGAATACTAAAAAGTA